TCATCCTTCTGGATCACCAGCACATTGCCCTGCACTGCTTGGAGGGTGCCGCCGAACTTCCCACCGCTCGCCACCGCTTCAGCAACGCGGTAGATCAACACACTTTTCCCGACCCCGCCGTCAGCCGCAACCATCGTCACTGCACCAAGCGCCAGCAGGTTCTCGATGGCTGGCTTGATCTCAGCAGCGTTAGACATCACCTCCTCCAGCGTTCCTGACTGGAAGGTGCTGTCGTCTTCCTGTTGCATCAGCTGCACCAGCTGAGACATCTCTGTCTCCTTACATCCCACAATCTTGGTTAGCTCCTGATACGACGCCAGCCGGTCAACAGGAGAATCCATCGCGTCAATCACCTCCAACGCCTCACGCAGTCGCTTCACCTTCTTGGCAGCGCTGGTGGTGAAGTCATCAACGTCGATCTGACGCGGGGGCAGCGCCCACTTGGGCCACTCAAAACCGCCCTCCAAGGCCGCGGTCACAATCGAGCCCCAACCGCACTTCATCTCTTCGTCGGTGGTGCTGCGCTGCAATGACCTCATCAGCGCCTCGAAGCTGCCCAGATTCCCGTCATCCCAGTCGTTCTTGCGGTCCCATTCCTGGCCGCCAAGCCACGCCAGTGCCGTATCAACCCCCAACACATTCAGCAGACCAGCCACCAATGGCCTGAACTTCGTTTGGTAGCTCGCCTCCTGTGGTGAACCGGCCGGTGCTCCCCGGTATGGCCAATGGCGTTGCATCAACAACAGCAAGCGCCGCTGGTCTTTAGGAAGCAGCAAATCACAAGGCTGAGGCTCACCCGCATTCCGTTTGGCATCGAAGCTTTCGTCCTCACTCACCACCTGGGGCGCCAACTTGCGCTCGATCTGGCGGATAAATCCCCCGATCACCCACGGAGGTGCAACAGCAACACCCACCTCCGCTGGGTGGCACCCGTCAATCCAGCTGTACGCAAGCGGCTGAGACTCGGTAGACGCAGGATGATCGCCTGCAATCACTGCCTGCCGGGCACTCCCGGTCCCGTTGAGCCAGATCAGTTCCAGCGCGTGCTTCTTGCCGCCGTCATAAGCGCCGAGATCCAAGCTGAAATTGCCGAGCACCGGCCACCACGCCTCCGGCACCTGCAGAAACACCTTGCGGCGTCCCTTCCTCCCGCTGGTGTTGGCCGCCGTCGCAGGCAGCTCGCCACTGGGCTTGCCAAACACGTCCTGAAACACCTGTTCCGACAACCCATCCAGCTCCTCGGCTTCCGGCTCGTCGAAATCCACCACCAACAGCCCACCACTAGCCGGCCCGGTCAGCACACCCGCTCCAATGCACTGCGCAACGAACTGACCGTTCTTGCTCAGTAGCTGCTCAGCCGTGTAGCGCTTCTCTGGGTCGTGATTCCAACGCGCTTCAAAGCAGTCCTTGACGCTTCCACGGTTACCCGTGCCACATAGCCGCCACTGCGTTGGTAACCCCGCTAACTGGGGTAGGTGGGCTGCGGGGATGCGACTCCCAATCTTGCTATGGGCCGCCTCCAACAGCTCAAGCTCTTCGGCGTACTGAGGCCCAAAGCTCTCGGAGGGAGCCATCTGCATGATCCTTGGATAACCAACCTAAAGAGGGTGGCCTGACCCCTCTGCCTTGGCAAGGTAATGACTTAAGTATGATGCGACCTGGATTGAGACCGCCATGCCCTCCTCAAGGCATCAAGCCGCTTTCCAGCGCTTCCACTCCGAAAACCCCCACGTCTACGTTGCCCTTGAACGCCTTGCCTTCAAGCTGCGCAACAAGGGCGTGACCCGTTGGGGCATCAAAGCCCTCTGGGAGGTGTGCCGCTATGAGCTTGCACTCAGTACCAACGCGCCAGTCAGCACCTTCAAGCTCAACAACAACTACACCGCTTGCTACGCAAGGCTTCTGATGGAGCGCAACCCAGAAGACCTGGGCGGGTTCTTTGAGGTGCGGGAGCGGTATGCAGAGTGCAGCACTTGCACTGACACCGACCCGTTTGGCCAATAAGGCGCTAACTTATCTGAGTAAGGGTCACGCAGCTGGCCCGCTACCCCTAGCCCTATGGCCTCTCCCAGGTACAAAGTCCCCTACATCATCAGCCGCTACCTCGGCTACACCGTTCACCTCGACGAGATCAAAGAGCTCCCCGACAACGAGCTGGCCCTCTTGCAAACTGAGTGCCACAGCATCCACGAGGAGTGCTCTCAGACGGTGGAGCGTTCAACACCCGGTCCAATCCTCAAGCTCCTGCGCACCTCGGCCACCTTTCTCTATGCCATTGAGCAGGAGCAGCAACGCCGGCAGCGCAAAGAATCCATCCTTGATGTCCTCTCGCAACTCAACGCCGTAACGGCAGAGCGTGATGCCCTCAAGGCTCGTCTCGCGGAGGGTCTGACCTGATGGTCGAACAACCCATCCACCGCCCCGAAGATCTGCACGCTTCCGGGATGGTGTGGCTAAGTCGGCGCAAGGACATCCAAGCCGTGATGTGCCGCGAGTTCCCTCACCTCTCCTCCGTAGACATCCTCTCCATCGTCAACGGCTGCTGCCTTTACACCACCTGCCGTGATGACTTCTGGGCACAGATCTACGAGGAGCGGATGCTCCCTGATCAGGAGGTGGCATGAGCATCACCTCAGAAATCAAGGCCCTGGGCTCTCCCTGTTGCCTCGATATGGAAACAGCCCTCGCACCCCTGTGCTTTGAAGGCCGCGGCCAAGTCCGCCTGATCCAGTTCTACAGCGAAAAGGGCGAGCGCTGGTACGACCTTCAGACCTTTGCGGACTCCGATTGGGATGAGCTTCAGAAGGTGCTTGAGAACCCCAGCACCATCTGGGTCGGTCAGAACATCTCGTTCGACTACCGCTGCTTGCTCGGTTGCGGCATCCGGCTACGGGGCCGGCTGGAAGACACCCTCATCCAATCGGCCCTGCTGACTAACGGCCTGGCCAACACCTCCAATTCCCTCGAAGCCATTGCACTGCGGGTGCTGAAGATCTCGCTGGATAAGCAGCTCCAAGCGCAGGACTGGATGGCCGCTGATCTGAACGACGATGATCTCGCCTACGCCATGAACGACGTTCGTATCACCTACCGCTGCTGGGAGGAGATGCGGGCGCAGATCAAAACAGCACGTCTTCAGCGCGTCTACGACTTGGAGTGCTCACTCATCCCAGCGGTGGTTGAGATGGAGCACACCGGAATGCTGGTGGATCAAGAGCAGGCCATGAAAGCCATTGCCCAACTGGAGGAGGAGATCACCGCAAGCCGTGGTGAGTTCCTCGATCTCCTCGATCAACGCTTAAGGAGTGCTGCCGATGCTGCCTAGAAACCCTGACGGCACCTACAACCTCAGGCCAAAGGCCACGGGCCGCGGCAAAGACAAGCTGGAGGCGGGCTTCAACATCAACTCGACCCAGCAGGTGCTCAAGTACCTGAACGCGATTGGCATCAACCCCGTCGATCCCAAGACGAATAAGCCCACCACCGACAAAAAGGTGCTGCGGCCATTGGCCGACGATCCGGTGATTTATGCACTCCTTGCATACAAGCGGGCTGAAAAGCGTCGCTCGATGATCCAGTCCTGGCTTGACAAGAACATCGCAGCAGACGGGCGCATCCACGCTCGTTTCGCCCCACTACAGACCGGCACAGGCAGGTTCAGTTGTTCCTCGCCGAATCTGCAGCAGGTCCCCCGCGAGACCTACATCCGCGATTGCTTTGTCGCTGGTGAGGGCTTTGAGCTTGCTGTCGTTGATGTAAAGAACATGGAAATGGGGGTTGGGTGTTGCGAGCCCATCGCCAATGAAAAGCTGATGCAGCAAGCGCTGCGCGATGGAGTCGATCTGCACACCCTAACAGCTCACCTTATCTTTAATGTGCCCATTGATGAGGTCGAACGCGACCAAAGACAGCGTGCTAAGAGCTGCAACTTTGGCCTATTATTTGGCTCATCTGCTATAGGACTAAAGGACTACTTTGCTTCTTTTGGCACATCAATCACGCTGGATGAGGCGGTGCAATTTCGAGAAGCTTGGATAAAGGCATATCCTGCCATGGCTGCTTGGCACGCCTGGGCCAAACAGGAGGTGCTAAAGGGTGAAGTTCGCATGGTTGACGGCCGGCGACGCTGGCTAGTGGGCGACATGGCTAGGCCCACCGTCCTGCTGAACAACATCGTTCAAGGCACTGCCGCCAGCATCGTCAAACAAACGATGGTCAACGTCTGGCCACGCCTCCCGGAAAAGGCCCGTCTCATTGCCCAAGTGCACGACGAGTTGATCGTCGAAACACCTGAAGGTACAGGAGAGGAGGTGGTGGAATTGATCAAAAACCAGCTGCTCCTCGCTGGCCGCTTAATCATCGGAGAATCAGTTGACATGCTCGGAGACGGATCCGTCGCCAAATCTTGGGGTCATGCCAAGTGACCTCAAACACCACCTACCAAGCTCTTATGGGTGACGCAATTAACCCGGAACACTACCGTCAAGGTGCAGTTGAGTGCATTGACGCCATCCACGCTGCTCTAGGGGATGAGGGCTTCAAGGACTACTGCCGTGGAGCCTGCATCAAATACCTGTGGCGCACTAAGCACAAGAACGGTCTAGAGGATTTGAGGAAGGCACAGTGGTATCTGACAGAGTTGATTAAGCAAGAAGGTGAGTGATGGCCAACCAACATCCCATCACCCCACCGCCAGAGCTGGTACAGACGCTTTGTGACAAAGCCTTTCTGCTGGGTGTCGATGGAGCCCCCAGAGGCGATGTAGATGTCTGGCTTATTTGCGAGGCATATCGAGCGGGATATCAGCAGCACGAAAGGGAGTTGCTCGACGCTATGCACGCCGTCGTGCCACAACCTTATGAGTCTGAAAACCAGTAGTCATTACCACTAATCACCCATGACACAAGAACATCCCATCACCCCACCGCCTGAGCTGGTGCAGCAGTGGGACGACGAGGGCACAGAAATGTTCCGTCCTGAGTACCAACAGCATTTGACCGCCCGTGCCGCCCAATGGGGCGCTGATCAGGAGCTGGAGGCGTGCTGTGAGTGGCTTGGCTGTGAGCTCCGCGCCGTCCGCCGCCCTAAGTCGCCGAGCTTGAAGGAGCAGGCGTTAGTTGCGCTCCACGCCATTGCCGTTGGTGCCAATGACATGCGGGAACAACGGCAAGACCTTGAGACCATTCGCAAAGCGCTGGAGCACCTCGATGACTGACTCCGCTGATCGCTGGGCCGAGATTGAGAAGGCGGTCGAACTCGCCAAAGACTCGAGCCGTTTCCTTGTCACTCCTGAGTACCCGTGTCTTCTAGAACTGCGGGCCAGGGTTGAGGCCCTGGAAGTCAACGTCAAATCAACTCCTAATTTGAGCCAAATTGGGAGTCCGCTGGCTCCTGCAGAGGCTGGGTTCGACGGTGCCTCGGGTATCGGTCTCAACCGGGCAGACATGCCTGACGGTGGGGTGTTTCGCCTGCGCCGTGGCCCCACGGATCCCAGGCATGACAGGACCAACTACCGCAACCAGCTGGTGTGGTTCATGCCGCCCGACGCACCGCCAGAACTGCTCTGGTGCAACCCCAAAGGGCAGTGGTTCACCTGCAGTTTCACTCCAACCTAGACTGAGTGCTACTTACTTGAGTAGCTGTGGACGATGCCGCCCATCTCCGGCAGCAGGCGATGGCCAAGCTGCGGGCGGCAGTCTCCTTCGCAACCGCGGGTGAGCTTCACCGCGCTGCGGAGTTCCTCGACTTCGCTAGGGAGGTGCGCTCAGGTAAGAGACGCCTCCGAGCTGAGACACGTCACGAAGCTCGCCGGAGGGCGGCACGTCAGTACGGCTACCACTCCGAGGAATGAGACCCAAAGGACTCAGGGAATTTTCTGACCGGGGCTTGAAAGCCCAGTAAGTATGGTCTAGGTTCTAGGGGCACCCCCTAGTAGGGATTGACACTAAATGGACACCCCGCCCTCAGCCCAGCGGGAAACGCTGAAGTCTCTGGCGCTTGAGGTGGCCAACCTCGCAACGGAACTTGCGGACTACGCCCATTGGCTCTCGGACGTTGACCCGTCAGACCCTGACGGTGCAATGTATGTAAATATCCATACAACCAAGTCCCTCTGGGCAAGAGACACCCTGGTAAATCTTTTTGCAAAGTTACGCGATGACGATTCTTGAACTCTGGCAACGTTTTCGGCTAGAGCGCTCAATCGCCCTCTCGCCAACGAGTCTGACCTCTGACTACAACCAAGTTGAGCATTGGCTGGCTCGGTGCCCAATCACTGATCCTGCAGATGGGCGTACTGCGTTGGTGTGGGTGCTGCAACAGCAGCCCCCTAAATCAGCACGTCGCGTCGCTAGTTACATCAAAACGCTATACCGCTGGGCCTGCAGCGAGGACATTGCTCTGGTTGCCAAGAACCCAGTAGCCACCTTCAAGTTCCCCAAGCCTCAGCAACGAGAAGAGGTCACAGTCATCCCGACTGAAGCGGTGGTGTCAGTCTTGGCAGCGCTGCGCCGCGTCTCCAGATCTGATGCACGTTGGGATTTGGTTTCAGACTTCATGCTGCAGACAGGCTGCAGAACCGCTGAAGCCTTCGGACTGCAATGGTCCGACATTGACTGGGACGGCAAAAGGTGCCGCATTCACCAAAACATGACCCTCACCCACGGGTTGCTTCCAAGGACCAAAACGGGTCGTGAGCGGTGGGTGCCCCTCAACGAAAAGGCCCTGCGCGTTTTGGAGCGGATGCAAAATCTGAATAACGAAACCCAAGTGTTTCCTTGGAACCGCCATAGCTTTATGTACTCATTCCGCAGTGCTATGCAATATCTGCACGACAAAGGCATTATCAAAAAGCGTTTCCGTCCTTATGACCTGCGGCACACTCACATCTCAGCTCTGTTAGAGCGGGGCATACCCGTAACGCAAGTAGCTAGCTGGGCGGGTAACTCCGCTCAGATGGTCTGGCAGCACTACGCCGCCACCACTAGCACCTATGAGATGCCAAATCTCTGAAGATGGTGCGGGCATCGGGGCCATAAGGCCCTTCTCTCTCTTCACTCCTCATGACTCAACCCAGTTATCACCCCAACTGCAACCCCGTTGAGCAGCAAGCTCGTCAAGACCTCCTTGATGACATCTATCGCCGTAGCGGGCGTGATCAGAAGCATCACCCAATGCACTCCACCTACACCGGTCTCTGGCAGGAATGGACCCAAAAAACTCCGACTCCAACCCCCTGAAGCTCTATCGCGTCACCTACTCCTGGGGGGTGGTGGAGATGCTGGCCAGAGATCTGCCGCACGCCATCACTTCCTTTCAGAAGCTTTGCCCTAAAGAAAAGCCGCTCTCAATCTGTCTCGCAGAACAATGGCCATGAAAGACCTCGATACCGCCATCCCCCAGTGGGTGGATGCCTATTGGCAACAGGCGTTCCCACACATGCCCCTCAACAAGCAGACCCGTGAGAACTTGATCGCCTGCGGCACCTTCCTCATCAGCACCTACGCGGGTGCCTGCGCTGAAGGCGAGGTGGATGCCTCCGATTGAAAGCTGGGAACGTCGTGCCCTAGATGCCTTCTGGGGCGATGACTTTAAGGAACACACACTCTCATCACCGGATCGGATGAGAGCAGCCTTGGCCGCTATCGCCCCATGGATGGTGCTTGCGGCTGATCACCTCAACTCTCCTGACACCTCCGATGTCTGCGAACTCTGAGTCCGCCTTGGACGCCTATCTCAACTCACTGGAGCGCTACCCCCTACTCACTCCTGCTGAGGAGATTGAGCTGGGGCGATTAGTTCAGCGCGGTCAGGAGTTAAAGCACCTTGATCGCCCGCTTACCAAACCAGAGCAGGTGCTGGCTAGGCGTGCCCTTCGTGCGAAAAAGCGGTTCATTGAGGCCAACATGCGGCTAGTGGTCTTTATTGCGAAGAAGTACCACCGGCGCGTCACCCACTTGGACATGCTCGATCTGATCCAAGAGGGAACCATCGGTCTAGTGCGCGGTGTCGAAAAGTTTGATCCCTCTAGGGGATACAAGTTTTCTACCTACGCCTATTGGTGGATCCGACAGTCCCTTACTCGGACCATCACCACACAGGAATTTCTCATCAAGCGCCCCACCACAGTTGGCGAGCTTGCGCAGAAGGTCCCTAAGACTGTGCAGCGTTTGATGAGTGAGCTTGGCCGTACCCCCACAACCGCCGAGCTAGCTGAAGCATTGGAGGTGCGTCAGAAGGAGCTGGAGACCTTTATGGAACGCGGCCAGCAGTTACTGTCCCTCGATTGCTCGCGTCCTGACAGCAGTGGAAACATGCTTTCCCAGCTTGGGGACTTGATTGCTGACCCCACCACCGTTGATCAGGAGTCGATTGATGAGGACATCATGCTTACCATCCAACTTCCGATCCTTCAGGCGGGCTTAGCCAAGCTCACAGAGCAGGAACGGTTTTACCTGTCTCATAGGTATGGACTAAATGGCGCACCTATCAAAACGCTTGCCGATCTAGGCAAAGAACACGGCTTATCTCGTGAGCGGGTGCGTCAGATTACTGAAAAGGCGCTGCGTCGTCTTCGGTACTACCTAGCCCACCAGCGCCTTGAGGACCCAGCAGAGCTTCTAGCTCCAACTCAGCAATCCTCTTCGTTGCTTTGCGCATGATCGACTCCATCATCGTTAGATGGTGCAGTAGAGAGCACGCGAGCTCTGCTACGGAATCAGGCGCTGTCTTTACTTCACTTCTTAAGACTCTTTTCCGATGTTCCAAGTGAAAAGCTGCGCTCTCACTAAGTTCTGGAATCATCCACTCGGATAGGGACACAGCAACCTAGAGCAGACGTTTTGGTAGGTTGCCAGTGCCGGCACCAACGATTGAGCGCCTTGAGACGCCGGATGGTGTGATCTGGCAGATCACCTACGCAGGCATGACACGCTTGCACAAACAGGATTGGCAAGCTTGGTGGTACTACGAGTGGGCGCGTGCTCTATACGCCGCACACTTAGCGCTCGGCCAAAATGGCCCAACCTGATTTGGGACCCTCAACTAACCAGCGAGGACCCCAGTTTTTGCGGCTGTACGCCTGGCGAGCACCTTTGCTGCTGATGTAGGTGCCACGCACTACGTCCATTTCCCCGAATGGATCATGCACAATCACCGCGTCTTGCGTGTACCCGATCACCGTGAGCCAGTGCCCACCACCCGAAGGTGCTGTGCTTGGACCTTTATGCAGAAAACCTGCTGGAACCGGTATTCCGTTATCGAGCTGGCGCTGCAGATCTTCCCAGGTGCAGTTCTGCACGAAACGCGCCCTGATGCCGTAAGACTCAAGGGTCTCAAGTTGCGCTGTTGCGCTGGTGGTGTCGCCGTACTTCTGCAGCCGGCGAAGGTACACATCATCAGCTGCAGCACCACGTAGGTCACTTGGCCGCAGATACGCAGCAAGCATGGCGCAGGAGCTTGAGAAGCACATTCGCATTGCCTGCCCCGCAATGGTCGAGTCGCGTTGCGAGAAGTAGGGCACCTTCTCAATCATCGCGCCGTTCTGTTGAACAGCAGGTGCCTTCGGCAGTGGCGCCTGTTGATTGACCAGGGCTATTAATTTGTTCGCATAGGCGGGATCAGTCGCGTAGCCCTGCTTCACTAACTCTCGTGCAGCCTCGTCACGGTTTGGTGCGTTGTTGACACCCTTGTGGTTTTTCCAATCACGGTGCCAACGATCTACCAGATAGATCACGCACTGTTCGATGTCCGTGAAATCGAGGAACTCAGCTGTGACGGTGATTGTTTTGCCGTTCACAACCTCCTTGGTCTGGACGCTGCTGCCTGGCCCCTTTAACCCGAAGTAGTTGTTCTTGCCTGAGGTGTGCGCTCCCCAACCGCTTTCCAGAGCCCACTGCGCTGCCACCACCTCTGGATAACGAGCACCGGCGCGTCGGGCGCACTCCATAACACCAACCCAGGTGTTCTCGACTTGGGTCGGCTTCGGCTTGGGGGTGGCGCGGTACGCCTCAACCCACTCTGCGTCCGAGCGAAGCAATGATTCCGGCATCATGCTCTGCAGCAGATCCACTGCAGCCGCTTGATGCGGTTCGCCTGCGTAGTGCTTGAAAAAGTCCCGCAGCTTGATAGGCGATGCCATGACTTACTTGAGGTTGGTGCTCACATTGCGCAGCACGGCCTTCAGTGGGTCGTACAGCTGCGCCACTTGCTCGATCTGACGGGCGGTAGCTGGGTTGCCAGTTGCTCTGGCGATGTGTGCGCCAATCTCGGCAGCCATCACCTCTGGGGTGGCGGTGCGTAGAAGCGTCGGCATCTCGTTGTCCAGCTGCTCGTAGACGTAAGGCAGCGTGCGACGCAATGGTCGGTCGATCATCGACTTTGCCAAGGGCTTGATCACAGCCTCTGTGATGCCCATTACGACAAACGCAATCGCTGCGTCGATCAGTGTTCGGAAGTTCATGAGATCAGCTGGTTGGAGGTTGGCGGCGTCCACGTTGTGTGCCGTTGCTGGTGCTTTGCTGTGGGCTGTCGGTGATGAACGCCCACATCGTTGATGCGGCACCACCGGCCACAGTGAAAGCCTGTGTCCATTGGTTTCCGCACTGCCCAGGTCGCCTCATCTCACAACTGGCGACATTGGCACTAGCCATCACCATCATGTAGCCGTAACACCCAACCAAAAGGCGCAGTACAAGCGTGACGACGGTGGGGTGGTTCATTCGCGTCCCGCCTCTAATTTGGCGACCCTCTGCTCAAGCCCGTTCAATCTTCCGTAGGTCTCCTTGCGATCAGCTCGTATGTCGACGTGCAATTCCTCAAGCCGCATCGCCACGTTTTCAACAGCGGCGGTCAGCCGAATCACTGCTTCGCGGCCGTCGCGTGCACTCCGATTGGCCCCGCCAACTCCCATTGCGCCAACCGTGATTGCAGCCCCAACAACTGCCGCTGCCACCTCGATCACCACCAACCGCGTAGTTCGCCTAAGTTGCCGGTGGTGTGCGTCTTAATCTTCGCTACACTTTTTAGGTCCACTTCACGCAATTCGCAGCTGGGTGACCTGGACAGATCCCCGTCAGGATCACGCAAAAGGGGCTGATAACACGGCCCCTTTTGTTTTGCCTAGAATTGCGGCCTAGTCGTTTTTAACGGTCTAGGCGTCCGTAGCGGCCGGCTGCGGTGAGGTCAGCGGTGCGTGAGCCCTGATCACCGGCCACACTCTTAGTCGGCGCGACTACTCGGCAGTAGGTGTCATTTCATCAGCCGAAGCAGCGGCAGCAGCAATCGCCTCGTTTAAAGCCAGCAGATAAGGAGCCAACACCGAGTCATCAGTGATGCTCTGGTTAGGGGGCTTTGGTTTGCCGGTGTATTCAATTTCGCCATTGTCGTCGTACCACTGGATTGCGTGAATGGCACTGTCATCAAAAGGCCATTCCGTTAAATGCATCGCAGCATCGTCGTGGCGAATCCAGCGATCAGCGGGAATAACAGTAACGCGCATGGTCAGGAGATGAGATGGGGCAGTGTTTGAAGCTTGGCTGCAGCAAGCAATACTTGCTGATTAGTTTGAGCCGATGTCACCATTTCGTTTCGGAAGCTTTCAACGGCAGCACCAGTCTGGCGTTGCTGCTGGCTGTTTTCAATCAACAGCATCGGTAGCCATGTGATCGCGCATCCCCACTCATCAACGTCTTTGCCGGTGTTGGGATTGACGCCACGGACTTGAGTGAACCAACCGCAAGCGATTCCCTTGCAATCGGCTTGGATCAGCGGACAAAATGTTCCAGGTTCAATCTTCATAATCAGTCTTTGGTTGCGATGATAACGTCAACATATTGCACAGCAAAATCAAGCGCTGTTCCTGTAAAGGTGTGATCGTGAGAGCCACCACCCCCTTCGTTGCCAGTTCCAGGATCGAATGCAGTTGAACTGCCTGCGCCAGAGTGCATTGTGTAATAAGTCGAACCACTACTGACGGTATTACCAGTACCCCTACCTTTAGATGGGTGATAATGGCTTGGGATTTGTGCTGTTGTTAGTGTTGTAGATCCAATAGTACCGCTAGGTGTGCGGCTTGCAAACACACTGCTGAATGCTGTTGTACCGCCTGTGCTGGCGGATCCGCTCACAACTCTAAGAGCCTTATCGTTGTTGGCTGTGCTTTTAGTCCAACCCGTTGGCGCGTTAGTTTGAACGAAAAGCATTATTGTTCCAGAAGGGAAGCCACCTCCTGCTGTCGCCCAGCTCAGGGTGCCTGTGCCGTCTGTTGTTAAGACTTGACCTGTTGTTCCATCGGCAGCAGGTAACGTCCAAGTGACGTTGCTGGCTACTGTTGCCGGCGCTTGCAATCCAACCGAGTTGCTGCTATCGCTATCAGCAAAACGTAGGTCAGATTGGGCGTTGAGCGTAACGTCGCCCGTCAGCGTGCCACCAGCCTTGGGCAGGGCAGCGTTAGCTAAGTCATAGGCAGATTTGACAGAACTGGGTGTCGCTGCTGTGGTTGTGCTGGTACTACTAGTTGAGTCAGTGAGCTGAACGGCGCCTGCGTTTGTTGTGCTGGCTGCCTGAATCTTGCTTCCATCAATAGCAGCATCACTTGCCACCTTGGCATTGGTGATCGCGCTGTTAGCAATCGTGGCCGCAAAGCTACCGGTGCCAGAACCGGTGACATCACCGGTCAATGTGATGGTCTGGTCACCGGTATTTGTGCCGCTGCTGGTGCCAGAGAAGGTTCCATCTTGTGTGGCGAGCGTGCCCAAGCCCAAGGTGCTGCGCTGAGCAGCAGCATCAGCATCATCTAGCAATGCTCGACCTGCTGCTGTGCAGCTGATCTCTTCTACATCACCAGCACCAGCGCTGCTGCGACCGAGCAGCTTATCGGTTGCGGAAATGTTTTGGATCTTGGCGTAAGTGACCGCATCATTATCAATCGTCCAGGTTGCACCACTGGAAGACACAGTGATGTCACCTTTATCCCCGTCCGTAACTCCAGCACCACCGCCTGATAACTCCACCACGCTTGCGGTGCCGTTGTCTTTCTTGGTGTAGAGCTTGCCGTCGTAGGTGTTCAGCGCAAGCTCACCTAGTTCCAAGTCGCTGGTGGTCGGCACCTTGCCAGCGACTGCGCTGCGTTTGAGTTGGATTTTCTGTGCCATGTGGCGTCCGCAATGGGCTATCTAGCCCGGACGCACTAAGTTGCCGCCCTAGAACGTGCCGCCATCCACGGTGTCAACCGCGATGGTGACGAAGCCATTGCCAGCATCCTTCGTCCAGCTCAGTGAGCTGTTGAGACGAATCACGCCGTTGGTGCCGTCTGTGCCCCAGATGTAACCCGCGGTGCCGCCGCTCACAATCGCCACCTTTTCGTCGGTGTCGCTTTCGGGAATGTTGAGCGCCGTCTTAAAGGCGTCGAAGGTGATCTTCTTCTCTTTCTGAGCGCCGGATTCGCTGGCGTCATGGATGATCAGCAGATCGCTGGCGCCATCAACAGCAGCAAGCGTGCCCAGGTCGTCAATCGCGGGGACCACCGGCAGCTTGGTGGTCGCGTCAGTTGCGACGTGAAGCGTGCCGCGATCTGTGGTGATGTGCGGTTCGCCCGCCAGCATCCCCGTGCTCGGCAGGTTGGCCTTGAGACCACGACGTAGCTGCAGGCGTGCCATTACTACTGGGCTTTGAGTGACCTAGGTTGCCGGTGCTAGGCGAATGTGCCGCCGTCGACAACCGCTGACCATTCAGTCGCGTAGTTGGCAGTGCCGCTCTTCAAAAGCACGCTCCCCACTTGCCCGCCTGTCGGCACGCCAGCACCGGGCGCTCCAACCGCACCCTGGGAGCCCACATGTGCAACCTCAACTACATCACGCACCATCTCCACAACAACGACGCTGCCGGCGTCGGTGATCTCAACGGTTGCAACCGTGTCGGTGGTGACGTTCAAGGTCATGCAGGTGCTGTGTAGCCCTCACTGGGGCGGACAATTCCCTCTAAGTAGTATTCGCGAATGCCGCCGCTGCTGATCAGCATCACGTCGTACCGGCACTCGTCCGGCAGATCGTCCGTCGTGTAATACGGGATCTTGAGTTGAACTGTGCCCTCCTCTGCATCCAGCACGGTGACGATGAAGTCGGCGTACTTGGTGCTGCGGTCCTTATTCCATACCTGCGCTAACACCTGCCAGCCGGTGAGGTCCAGTGCATCGCCGGTGCTGTCCTTGAACACGAGGTTCATCAGGAAGTCGGCCCTGCGCTGAGGACGGATGTTGTAAACCCCTGGTTTCACGCTGCGGCCTCCATCGGTTCAGGGTTGAACTGCAGCGTGATTCGCGTCTGCGCCTGTGGCCCCAAACCCTCAGGCACCTCCACGTTCACCACAGACTCGACCACCGCACGCGGGTAAAAGGTGGTGATCTTCTCGGCAGCAGGTGTGGGGTCAGTGTCGCCCCAGCCCACTAAATACAAAGTGAAGATCTTGAAGGCGAGTGGGCTGTCGTAAACAGCAGGGAAGCGCAGACGCGGGCTGCGCTCGATCACCAGTTCCAACCCGCTAACCACCGTGCCAGCTGGTGAGGGCTGGCCCGCAAAGCGCACGCTCACCGCTGGTGTCGTTGCGCCATTCGCCAGGGTGTAGACACCGAGATCGTCCGCGAGGAGCGTCTCCAGGTCTTCTCGGAGAGTGCGGAAGTTCATGGCCTAAGTTGCCCGCAATAACAGCTCGCCAGCTCGGATCCAGCCGCCCGCAGCGTCTCTGCGCGAAGGGATCTCAAAGGTGTAGGTCAGCAACGGACGGTCGACATCACGCACTTGGACTGGGCCGCTGATGTAGCCGTCAACGCAGACCAGCGCTCGCACGTGCGGGCCTTCCCACTCCGGTGCAACCACCCACACATCGTCGCTGTCGCTGCGCAAGGCGCGGATCTCCGGTTGGCGGCTCCCCTGGGCTGTGTTCTCCAGCGCCTCACGCCAACACGACAACAGGAGCGGGTGCAACTTCCCGTCGTTGTGCAACGAGATCAGCGTTGTCGCGCAGTCGGGTGAGAGGAAGGTGTCCTTGCGCTCCTCCTGCGGTTTGAACAGCGTGAAGTCGTCGATGCCGAAAGGCTTGTTGCTCTTCTTGGGGTCGCGGTTCATGTTCGCAACCAGTGCCATGTGCTGCGCGTTACTCAGCTCCAGCAGGTGTGCGTTGTCGCGGCGGATCTGGTTCAGCTTGCGCCATGCACGCAGCACCGTCATCCGCAGCTCGCGGGGGTAGCTAACGCGGTCGAATTGTCCTGGTAGCCCGGCAGCTAGCTCCCAGAAGATGCCCGGCCAGTCCGTTTCCTCGCGGCGCCACCCGCCGCTGGCTGCTTTCCCAAGTCCTCCTCAGTTGCAGGTGTGGATGGGTTGTCCTCTGCATCCTGCTCGTCTTGGGCCAGTTGCCACACGTCGTTGAACAGGGCGCGATGGAGCGTGCGGGTGTCAGAAACTGACCACTGGGGTAGGTCGCAGCGACAGCGGATCAGTGCTGTGACCGTTGCCTCCATGTTCCTAGCCCCAGCTGTTCTATAGATGCGTGCCACCTCGTCGATCTTCTCGGCGTGGCGGGTGCGGATCTCGTCAGCCCGCTCCTCCAGCTCAGCGCCGGTGATCGACTGCTCAATGATGGAAAACGCTTCAGAGAGGCTGATGCCCTCAGCCTTGGCAATCACGTCGCTGATCTTTGCGCCTTTCACAAATGCGCTTTGCTCCTCAGCCAGCAACTCTGTGATCACAGCGCTTTCGCCAACTGTCAGGCCGCCAAGTACCGGAAGCTCTAATACGCCGCTTGCGCTGTTGCCGCACTTGCGCTTGCTGATCGCAGCAGGTGGGGTCAAGAAGGGCAGCGTTGTCATGCGTGGGTGGCTTACTTACCTATTTTGGCAAGGCGAACGCTACGCAGGTACAAAAAGCGGTTGGCCGTGCTTTGTACTTGGAGTCTTTGTAGCAGGGGGCTGGTGGTGGTGTTCATAGGAATCCCATGCCGAGCTGTTGAAGCTGCTGGCGGCAATACTCTGGATTGCCCCAATCCCAGACCAAATAGTCGCCGAAGCGGCTGCCGGTGTTGATCGTCACCCAATCCGTTGCAGCTAGGGGCGTGCTGATGTCACTAGGTGTCGTGAGGGTGGCCCGCAGATTTTGCTGATCGGCACCAGTCGGTGGCACGCTTATGTAGACGTTGGGGAAGGCGCTGTTTGGATTGGCTGGCGTATAATACTTACTTACAACACTCTGATAGCTCGTACCAAAGGTTGCAGAGCCCTTGAGCCAGTCAAAGATGGCCGGCGTAGAAAAGGGGCCAGCATGATTGTTGCTTTCTATAAAGCCGAGACCCAGCTGCTTTTGCAAGGCTTGCTGCGGATCAGGGATGTCGTAGTAGGGAGCTTTGGGTAGATTGCTGGCCTCAAACGTGGGAAAGGTGTAGTTGAAGAAAGTTTCGTTAAATGTAATCTTTGTAGTCGGGCTTCCCAATACACCTTCTACCGTCTGGGAGTACGAGAGTTGCTGTTGACTGTTTAAGGTGCGCGAACCTGTGCGATCTTCGGCGCTGATTTCCTTGACAAGGGACGCGCAGGCGGCGATCAGCTGAGAGGAAGGTGTCACTTGCTGCGTGGAGTCCCCATCAACCAGCACACATTGCACATCATTGAGAATGACCTCATCAATAAAGGTTTCAGGATCTTCGCTTAGGCCGCCCTCTACTGTTGTTCCTGTCGCAATTCTTGTGCCGGTAGAATTGGTATCCGCGATAAACGTGCTTCCTGTGTATTCATAGAAGAATCGGCTGTAGAAACCAGAAGCCAGTGACCGGTGGATAAAGACGGCAAGAACCTTGTCGCCCCCGACCGGCAACAGGAGTTCGTAGATTTGATTGAAGGCAGATGCGTCCTGTAAACTGCCAAAAGTGGTAGTAGGAGTAAGTCTTAGCGTGAAGCTTTTATAGAAATAGGAATCCGAAAAGTTTTGATCCTCGTTAAGTCCTGCGTAGTAGATGCAGGCTAGCTTCACCCCAGGATTTATGGAGCTGAACACAACCTGCTCAATGGCGAAATCCCACTTGTCGAATATTGGATCACTTGTTCCATTCTCAAGGCATCCTCCAGTCAAAATCTCAAAGACATTCTTTCCATCTACTACGTCAAAAAAGAACGGAATGCGCTTGTAGGTAAAGGCTAATGGTGTGATTTCGTAAGGCGTGCCTTCGTATCCGATCCATCGAGGGCCTTCACCTAAAGAACGAGGCGGCTCTGGGGGAGTAACAGGTGTTCTGACACTGAACTCCAGCTCTGTGCCTACCGCAAATGCCTCGGCTTTTGCAGTGTTGTAGTCGCTGGATAAACGGCGACCAAGCGCACCTTCAATCCCCCAGGGGTACACAAAGGCGCGGGTGCGGTTGCTATTCCATCGGATACCAACGCGGCTCAGCTGAATTAGCGCACCATCTTCAACTGGTGTGCCGTCTGGAAGAGTTCCAGGTTCTCCTGGATTGTTGCCTCCTGGGCCACCTCCTCCCTCCTCTCTTCTGCCTATCGGATCACGCAGGGGGTCGCGCTTTTTGAAAGACGCTTGATCTGTACTCAGCCTGACTGCTTCAACGGCACGGGCGGCCGCCTCTTGCTGGGCCTGCTGCTCGGCTGGGGTTAGCTGTGTGCCGGAGCCGTTCTCCTCAGCAAAACGGTTGGCCTCGCTTTGCTGCTTGAGCTTATCTGTGACTTGGTTTTTAACGACTCGGACGTTGACCGTCGTGCTCATTAGATGTTGTCAACCAACAGCTGCACCTTGTAGGTCTGGGTCTGGCCGGCGGCCAC